CTGCAAATACATTGGGTTAAAAATACCAATAGTAGAAATCTTAGTACAATGTTTTGGGTCTAGTGCTCGTTGAATGTCCTCATCAATAAACAAATGTTTCAACTTGACCATTTTAACAATGGGGCGCAGCTTGGGGTCGATTTTAATCCCTTGGCGCTGATATTCTGCAACTAGTCGTTGCCAATCTTTGTAATTTTGCAATTGTACTACACGTTGTGCTAAAGGTACAATACGGCTCACAGTTTGCTTCAATGGATTTCGTACGGCCATTATGTTGGGCTTACGATCAACTGGTTGGTAATCTGGTAACATTAAATTCTCCTACAGGGTGGACTCAGTTCAGTAATAATACACTGATCTTAATAGGCTGTCTACCTGTGGTTTTTTAACCACAAAAAAGCCCTGTATAATACAGGGCTAAAAACAGAATCAAAAACCTTTTATTTGGTTTCTTTAAATTCAGCGTCTACAACATTTGGATCTGCTGCAGTTGATTCTGTTTGGGCTGCACCTTCAGCTGGTGCTTCAGCAGGCTTTTCCGCTTCTGTCTTAATTTTATAAAGCGGGTTACTAGCTTCGTACAGTGGTGGAATGCTGTCTTGAATTGCTTTAGGATCATCTCCTGCGATAGCTGTTTCTACAGCTTTCATTGCATCTTCAAATTTAGTACGATCTGCGTCTTCCATTTTTTCGCTGTACTTAGCAAATTCTTTACGCATACCGTTTAGTGTGCTTTCAGCATTGTTACGAGCATCAACTAGTTCACGCTCTTTTTTATCTGATTCAGCATTTTCCTCAGCTTCTTTGACCATTTGTGCAATTTCGGCATCGCTCAAACCACTGTTAGCTTTAATGGTAATTTTGTTTTCTTTACCAGTGTTTTTGTCTTTAGCACTAACACTGAGAATACCATTGGCATCAATGTCCAATTGAACTTCAATTTGTGGTTGTCCGCGTGGTGCAGGCGGAATATCACCAAGCGTAAACTCGCCAAGTAGTTTATTATAGCGAACAAACTCACGCTCACCTTGGTAAACTTTGATAGTAACAGCAGGCTGATTATCATCTGCGGTACTAAAGGTTTGGTTAGCTTTGGTCGGGATAGTTGAGTTCTTTTGAATCAACTTGGTCATTACACCGCCTAGTGTTTCAATTCCTAGGCTTAATGGAGTAACGTCAAGTAGAAGAACGTCATTGCGATCACCACTTAGTACAGCACCCTGTACAGCAGCACCAGCAGCAACCGCCTCGTCGGGATTAACATCTTTACGCGGAGTTTTACCAAATAATGACTCAACTGCAGCCTGTACCTTAGGCATGCGTGTTTGACCACCTACTAAGATAACCTCATCGATGTCTGCGGCAGTAACCTTAGCATCAGCCATAGCTTGACGGCATGGTGCTAAACTACGCTCAATAAGATCATCGACCATGTCTTCCAACTTAGCACGAGATAGTTTAACTACCAAGTGCTTAGGACCAGACGCATCGGCAGTAACGTAAGGCAGATTGACTTCTGTTTGACCAGAGTTACTTAGCTCAATCTTTGCTTTTTCTGCAGCATCCTTTAGACGTTGTAGTGCTAGTACGTCGTTTTTAAGATCAATACCTTGCTCTTTCTTAAACTCGTCAACTAGATAGTCCATAATGCGCTGGTCAAAGTCCTCGCCACCTAGGAATGTGTCACCATTGGTTGAAAGCACTTCAATCTGCTTGTCGCCATCTACGTTAGCAATTTCGATGATGCTGATGTCAAATGTACCACCACCTAAGTCATACACAGCAATCTTGCGATCACGCTTGTCTGACTTGTCTACACCATATGCTAGTGCAGCAGCAGTTGGCTCATTGATAATACGCAGTACTTCTAGTCCTGCAATCTTACCAGCGTCTTTAGTAGCTTGACGTTGACTGTCGTTAAAATAAGCCGGAACAGTAATTACTGCTTGTGTAACGTCATGTCCAAGATAATCTTCTGCAGTCTGTTTCATTTTACGCAGTACTTCGGCTGAAATCTGCGGAGGTGCTAGTTTTTCTTCATTAACTTGTACCCAAGCGTCGCCATTGTCAGCACGAACAATAGAATAGGGCATAAGTTTAATATCTTTCTGCACTGCTTCTTCTTCGAAGCGACGTCCAATTAGACGCTTGGCAGCATAGATAGTGTTTTTAGGGTTTGTTACTGCTTGACGCTTGGCCGATGCACCTACTAGGATTTCATCTTTAGCGTAAGCAACAATGCTAGGTGTAGTGCGAGCACCTTCGCTGTTTTCGATTACCTTAGCTACTCCACCTTCTACAATGGCTACGCAACTGTTAGTGGTACCAAGGTCAATACCGATTACTCGACTCATTTTATTTCTCCTTTAAATATAAGCAAGATTTAAGTTTACTGACCCGAACTGTTCAGCATCAGCGATATTATTTATCTTATTTGTTTGTCAATGTTACCTTTTAATATAATTTTTATTAAGTTGGTTCTCCCAGAATGACTTGCACACTCCTCACCGGGTTACAAATCCGGGCCCTCGCTGTCTAGGGGTTGAGAGAATTGTTGCCCTACTCGATAAGGCATGTGAATAACTATACTATATAGTCTAACACTAAGCAACCTGTAATATTACCAAAATTATGACACAATCCGTAGATTGACTCCAGGTATATTACCAGTAACAGTTTTAACTCCTTCGGCTGCCTTAGTTGCTGCTAGTTTAGCTATACCATCTGTTGTAGTATTTTGTTGTTGTGCAACCGCATTGTCAACAAGATTTACAATTTTATTAGCAACAGGTAGATTGACATTTGCACTAAATGTAGCAGCCAATGCTCTATATCCTGGTAAACTAGCTTGTGCTAATTTATTCTGTATATTTTGGTTTACTTTTACAATTGGTGCTGCTGCTGCATAGGCCTTTGACACAAATGATTGTGCTTGTATAGTGGCGGTATTAGTAGCAGAATATATCTGTGCTTGGTATTTCTGAGTCTCAGCTTTTATATCGTTAAAGTATTTGGTAGTAGTGTCTTGTAATTCTTTCTGCACTAGCTCTTTTGCGGTACCTACTGCAGCACTTGTTAGCTTTGTTGCTATATTGCTTAGATCTTTTCCAGCCGCTTGTATTAGAATAGGTTGGTTTTTAAGGAACTCGCTTGTTGCAGAATTAATCTTAGTAAGATCAATAGTACTATCTGCTGGTAGATTTGCTAAATTCTGTACAGTAAATACGTTCGAGGGGTTATTTGATAAGATACCAGTAGGTACTCCATCAGAAAACTCAACATTATACAGTGTTCCGTTAATTTGACCAGCTATACTTTGTGCTTCCAAAACTGCACCGTTTAATGCGTCTGTTGCTGTTTTAGATACCGAGTCCGCAGCCTCTTTTAATGCTGCTTCTAATGGATCAGTAACTGATGTTTTAAATAAATCACTAGCTGTTTGAAGAGGATTTGTCACGAATCCAAGAGCTGTTTCCGGACTTAAACCAGCATCTATCAGTGATTGAGCAATTTGCGTTTGTAACACTGCAATTGTTGAAGGAAATAAATTTCCAATAGCCCCTAAGATAGAGCCAAACAAATCCACATGGATTGCAGGCGATCCTGCAATCCACACTGTGGGGCTTGGTCCTATTTTTGATCCACCTTGAAGGAATAAAGCCTTTAAAGTGGATATAATTTCAGCTTGTGGGAATGTAACGTATGCCATATTATATATTCCTTTATTGAATATTTATAGACGTAAAAACACAGTATTTAAGTATGTTGTTTAGATTTTATTGACTGTTTTTGCGACTTTCTTCAAACTGTCTCGCCGCACCAAACATTCTCGACGACCGTCCTCGCGTAACACTCTAATGTATTCAATACCATCAATTAGTCTAATATCTTTGAGGTCGGGACAAACAAATCTTTCTTTGTTTACAAGGTTTTCAAAATATGCAGATTTCATTTTTACCCTCGCATGTATTCGTAATTAATTGTTTCTGCGTTTTCTCTAAACACTCGAGCTCCGTTTTTTAAATGAAAGCGACGAGCCATTTCTGTAGGCGGACTCAGCGTAACAAAACGAGTTATACTGGGATTGTTGGCCTTAATATAGTTTACAGCATCTAAAATTAAATTCCTTCCCGCTCCGGGTTTATAACTCCAAATAGTATAAAACACAGCAACGTCAGGATCTTGCTTAACATCAAATAATTCGTTCTCTGTGGTAGGTACGCTGTCTTGATAACTGACACAAGTAATAGCTTCAGGATCGTCTTGTTCGTTTCTGAGGACAAAAATATCTCTGTTATTGCCGATTCTTTTATTGTGGTCAATACTAGGGCGTACTGGATCTTCCTTGAGTTTAGGAAAGTATTGGTCTTGATCTGATTTAATTAAATGTAGCATATAAAAGCTATTTATAACCTTTGCAGTTTATAGTAGCATTTAATGAAAATGGAGGACGGTGCGAGATTCGAACTCGCGGTCCGTATTACTACAGACGAGGGTTTAGCAAACCCTTGATTTAAGCCACTCATCCAACCGTCCACAAACTAAATACAAAACATGAATTTATATCAAGAACTCGAACTTGCTCCTGGATGTACCCAAGAACAAATTAAACAACAATACCGCGTACTAGCACATCTACATCATCCCGATAGAGGGGGCGATGCAGAAAAATTCAAACGAATAAACCTAGCTTACGAAGTACTTAGTGATCCCGAACGACGTCAAGAATATGATGCTACTGGCAAGATTAATCAAGACAATAGTATTCGAAGCGAAGCACTGGGTCGACTTTCTAACATGGTTAATCAATATGTACCTGATTTGAACAGTGAGGTAGAAGATTTAATTGTTAAAATGCAAGCAGATATTAATCAAGCATCTCGTACACTAGAAGCAGACATGGAACGCTGTCGAACTAACATTCGCAATGCTGTTATTGCTCGAGACAGAATACAGTTAAAAACACATAATGGAGAAAATTTACTAAAGAACTTTGTTGAGAATCTAATTGAACGTAGACAAAACGATTTAGCAATGTTTACTCGACGAATGACAGTATTTAATCTTATGTTAGAAATATTAAACGATTATCATTATGGTTCCATGTCATGGAACTTGATGTTAGGACATCCCCAACCTTAGTCGTTAAAGTCTATCACCAACGAACCATCTTCGACCCATACTCTATTAAGTTTTTCGTCTTTGAGTTGAGTTAAAATTATATCCTCTACTTCTGTTTCGATCTCAACTTTCTCTGTTATTCCGTGAAACCATAATAATTGGTCGATTTGTTCTCTAACAGTTTTTTCTTTTTCCATTTTATAAATCTGGTTCAATTCGAACTTGCAATGGAAAATTGTTATTCCTTGCTAGCATAGTAACTTCAATACCTTTTTGTTCAGCAATTTCATAAGGCAGTACAGCTACAATACCGCTTCCATTTTGGTTTATTTCCATTGCTTTATTTTCAGCATCGTGGCGATCGTAATTAAAAATTTGCACCAGAGTTTCAACTACAAATTCTACTGTAGTAACATCATCATTAAGATAAATGACTTTGTATTTTGGTGGTTCTTTTAATAACTTGCGTGTTTTTGTTTTTTGAGCAACATCAGTTTCGTTAGCAGTCATTATTAAATTCCATATAAGGAGCAGCGCATTGGCACCGCTCCTTGTGTATATTAAACTAGTGTTAACTAAAAGTCAACCGCTAGTGCTTTCTGAACTGATAGCAATACGGCGAGTTTTGGCTTCGTCTGGAATCTGCTGATCCAATGTAACTGTTAGGATGCCATTTTTTACAGATGCACCAACGACTTCCATATGCTCACCAAGTGTGAATGTACGCTCAAAATCACGGCTGCTAATACCACGATGTAGGTATTCTTTCTCGCTAGCAGTTGCATCAATGCGACGCTTACCGGTGATGTTTAAGATACGGTTGGTTAGTGATACGTCTAGCTCGCTTTCCTGAAAACCAGCGATTGCTATTTCAATAACAAAACGACTTTCGTCAACTCGTACAATGTTGTACGGGGGATAGTTATCGTTTTTGTTGTGAAAGGCTCGTGTTAGATCTTCAAACAGTGGATCAAAGCCAATAAATTTACGATGTAGTGTGGGTAAGTCAAAACCCTGAAGTGTATATGTAGTCATGTTTTTTCTCCTTATTTAAGCAAGATTACATTGTCGACCCCAATCGGGCATCAACATTACTATTTATACAACAACTCTCAAAGAGTGTCAATATTTTTTGGTAGGAATCGCATCTGCACCTAATTTTCGACGCCACCGATTGCGAGCCGCTTTAGCCTTAACCTTACGTGTGATGCTGGGTTTTTCGTAGCATTCGCGAGCTTGTAGATCTTTTAATAAATTACAGTCTATGACTTTTTTCTTGAACTTGCGTAAAGCCTGATCGACATTGTCATTGGAAACATAAACTAATGTTCCTTTTAATTTACTGTCGTATGGGTTAAATTTACTCATAGATATTTTATTACATCCTCTCTTGTTAGTTTTAATTTTTTGGTATCCTGCTCTATTAATTTACCAATATTAAAAAGATAGTCATGAGTAATTATTTCAAATATTGATCTTAATCCACGAGCGCCTAACTTTATTTTTATTGCATGTTCTGCAATTGCTTTTAATCCGTCGTCATCAATTTCTAATTCGATTGCGCTAGCGCCAAAATAAAATTTGTACTGTTCTAATATACCGTTGTTTTTGTTTTTTATTACTTCAAACAAATCATCTATTGTGAGTTGCTCTGTATGAACAATAGAAGGAAAGCGACCCATGAATTCGGGAATCATTCCAAACTTAATAAAATCAACCGGATCTGCAGGAAACCTTGATTGCGTCGGCAACAAGTTTGAGCTTCCAAATCCTATACCTGCACTGCTTCGACGTTTTTTAGCTAGCTCATCTAACCCAACAAAGGCACCTGATGCTACAAATAGTATTTTACCTGTGTTAATTTCTACCGAGTCAGTACCAAATACTTTTTTAGGGCTTGACAATTTAATAGTAGTACCTTCTACCATTTTAAGCAATGCTTGTTGTACACCTTCGCCGTTGATGTCTTTGCCGGTTGAAGGAGTTTCAGATGATCTAGCAATTTTATCAACTTCGTCGATAAACACTATTCCACGTTCAGTTTGATCCACATCAAACTCAGAAGCATGGTATAATTTGTCAATAATTATATCGACATCGTTTCCTACATACCCAGCTTCGGTAATAGTAGTGGCGTCAATAATCACAAAAGGCACGCCCAAATAATCAGCAATGGTTTTGGCCAGTAGAGTTTTTCCTGTGCCAGTTGGTCCCCAAAACAGTATATTAGTTTTTTCTACTTGGTTTTTGTCGTCAAACATGCATCTTTTGTAGTGATTTATTACCGAAACCGCTAATTTTTCTTTAGCATAACGCTGAGAAATTACATACTTGTCTATATAGTTATAAATTGCTTGAGGATTTAGATCAAATTCTTCTTGTGGTTTAGTTTTGCTTTGTTTACTTAGAATATCTGTGCACAATGAAATACACTCATTGCAAATTGCAGCAGTTGATGAAACTATTAGTTTCACCACTTGGTCATGATTTTTCCCACAAAAATTACATTGAGAGGGTGTAGTTTCAGACATTAGATAGCTTTTACAAGGTCAAGTTGCGTACTTATGCGGTTTGTCTGATTTAGGTGGAACGTGTATATCTGGCTCAGCGGGGATGCCAATGAAAGAACTATTAGTAGTGTCTGCAATAACTTCTTTTGTTGCAGGCTCTGGTGGTTTTGATTTTTTGAATAATGCTTTATTTAGAATAGCCCCTAGCCGCAGTTTATTAAATTTAATTTTAGCAACAATCGCACTTGAGCTAGGTTCTAGTGTAGCAGGAACATCAGGTATCGGAAAAGGTGTATCTAGCATAGGTTGCTCATCTTTAGGTACTAATTTTTCGTTAGTTAATGCCTTTTTTCTATCTTCTTTTGCCCATTCTAACTCTCGATTACCTGCTAATATTAAACATAATGCCAACGGATCAAACACTACAACAATAAGAATAATAACCCAACGAACAGATTTTTCTAGTATGCCGGCATCGGGATTATCTCCGTAAATGAGAGCAGCAATGTATTTAATAGGACCTACTTCAGCCTCTACTTTTCTTAAATTAGCTGCTAGCGGAGCTCGTTGTTCATTTAAGGCGGCAATCGATTTTTGCGCTTTAGTAATATCAGCCTGTAATTGACTTCTTTCTTTTTGCTGTGCTCTACGGAGGGCGGCGGACTTATCGGCTCCACGCTCGTCATTGGATCGGACCATGATTTGGTCAACACCTTCATCCATTTGTTTAAGAGCGCGTCTAGCAGCATCAATAATATCCTTTTCCGTTTTTATCCGTTCATCAAAAATAGCCACTTGGCTAGTACTATCACCAGACACCAGTGTTTGATCACTGTGTGCTTTTGATAGAAAGCCATATATGCCTAAACTGGTTAACATCATTAAAAAGGCAACCGCTGGTACCAGGTAGCCTTTAAAACCCCAATTCAGCCTGCTCCAATTCCTATGAAGGAATACGGTCGCAACTATTTTGCCTAATTCAAGAGCTGCTCCCATAATAATTATAGGAATTGTAGCAGCAGAAAAAATAGCAGTAAGCCCTGCTATAGAATAATATGCTGCCACCATGCTCAAGCATAAGGCTGTTGCTAAAATTGTATAACCAAATAGCATAACTAATTATTTATGCTATTTTAGTACTTGAAATTTAATGGCTAACCAATTGTATATTCTACTAATTTAATGCCTGCTTCCTTGATAGCCAGTTCGCAAATAGGACAAGGCTTGGCATTAAGAGGGCGTCCATTAGCGCCAAATCGTTCGATTTGAATTTTGTGCGGTACTCCTTTTCTTATTTTGACCAGCGCAGCCACTTCAGCATGAAGATAAACCTTATAGTCCTCGCCTGCTTCTGCAGCTAGTCTAGCCTGCTTGGGGTGAGTTTTTTTAGGAAAATTAGTGCCTTCGCTAAGTACTCGACCTCTTTTGTCAAATACCTTAGCTGTCATTTTAGGATAAGTATTCATCTAGTGTTTAGTGCAGGCCCAAAAGTTGAAATCAACTCACGTTCTCTAGCGTGAGCAGCAAGTCGCCCACGAACAGTTTCCATAATCCAATAAACAAAATTCTCAGCACCATGCTCGCGAATTGCCTTGCAAAGTGTCCAGGTTTTGTTTTCTGTTAATGCCCGCCGAACGTGCTTTTGCACACGGATTTTTAGCGCAGTGTTGACATTTCCGCTAGCAACTGTAATGCCAATGTACTGCTCGCCAGTAAGCGAGTTTTCCAGGCAATAGACAACGTGCCGGCAGTCGTTGCGACGCTTGCGCTTCTTTGGGGTAGGTGCTTTATCCATGTAGTAATTATAGCACCACATTAAATGGGCGTCAACCACACCAAAATTGTTGTTTTTTTACAACATTTTTGCGTCTAATGCAGGGTTACGGACACCAAATTCTCTGGATTTTTTACGCCCATTAATTGAAACAATTCTTTAATCTTTTCGGGTATAATGCCCGAAAATGTTTCTGGAAAGAATACAGTTTTTAAATCGCCGTTATTATCGATAATAAATCCAAAGTCAGAATCAGTTATTTCTCTTTCGTAAATATCACTTACTTTTTCTTCAAAGTTTACCATAATGCTGACTCCTTATAATGACATTATTATTTAACCAGAAATACTATTAATCTTCGAGGTGAAAATCAGGAATTTTATTCTTATCTCCTTTTTTTGAATAAAAAGTATGGTGTTCAATTTTGCTTGTTTTAGACAAGTTTTTCCAATTTGGTTTAACTGTATGGTTGTGAAAATATGTGGCGCCATCAGTAATATCAAACGCAGGGGTAGTCATAAGGTAAACAGCAACTCTCATGCTATCAGCCCATTGTTGAGTTGTTGCACGAGGTTTTCCTTTGTCCTCGCACCGCCAACTAAATTGACAACTGTTTTCAGTGCGTTGATGAACAACACCACAAATAGTTTTGGAAAATTTTCCGCTGTTGACTCTATTTAATGTAACTAACCCTACTGCCATTTTACCGGCTAAACTTTCGCCGCCAGCTTCGTAATAGATATTTTCTGCTAAACAGTTTAGTTCACGTTGATTTACTAAACTTGTTGATGTACGCCCATCGCTAAAACGATAAGTGGCTTGCTTGTATAAACCCAATAATGATTGTAGTTTTTGCTCATAATGCCACCCTATTCCAAAACAAAGGGCAGTTCCAATCACTGCCCACAGTGCTAGAATCTTTTTCAATATTATACTCCTGTTATAATACTCCCACGGCTAACAGGTTGGATTCCGGTAGTTGTTAGAATATAATGTTCTGCTAATTCTTTTACTACCAAAGTATGCATCATCACAGCCGATCGAGCTAATTCAACTGTGGCATCCAAATCCATACCAAACATAGATTGCATCAGGCCTAGTCCTGATGCTCCTGGCACAATATTTAAAGGTTTTGAAATCGTCCAACCTTCTTTTGTTGTGCCTGCTACCCGCGCTAAGACTTCATCGCCGTTGACTAATTTAAAACAGACGATGTCACCTTCCGTATAATCTTTTTTGACTAACATAAGTATTTAACCTAGTAAAAAAGATATTATACTAGCATATCTACACATTGTCAATAGGCTTCGGCGTAATGTCCTATCATGCTGTTTTTGCTATAACCTACGGTGTTGGTCTCAAAAAAGTTTTCAATAGCGTTGCTGCTGGTTAGCCAGTCTAGCCACTCAAACGGATTAGTAACATTGAACTGTGTTTTGAACCCTAACTGTGTCATGCGATAGTCGCACACAGCGCGAATATATTGCTTAACTTCTTCTTTGGTAATTCCAGGAACGCCGCCCAATTCGAATGCTCGGTCAATAAACTTGTCTTCTAGTTCAACCACTCGTGCTGCGGTAATGTAGATTTCGCTTTTAAATTCGTTGTTGACCACACGAGGATGTTCTATCAAAAATTTTCTAAACAACAGCGCTACTCCTTGCACATGGACACTTTCATCACGAATGCTCCACAAGTTGATGTCACTCATGCCAGCCATTTTTCCAAACCGTTGAAAATTCAACAGCATAGCAAAACTAGCGAACAAACACACACCTTCAATCAGTACTTGTTTGGCCAAACTAGCAGCAATATCACGATAGGTCCTGTTGCTCATGTCCATCATGTATTCGTATTTTTCCTTCATGTCCTCGTACTCAAGGAACTCTTGATAAAAGCTGTCTCCAAATCCTAATGTGTCACTAAGCAGTGCGTAAGCACGTTGATGAACTCCTTCGCGGCCAGCAAAACTACCCAACATATTGCGAACTTCATTGTTTTTGAATACAGGAATCAAGTTATCATAATAGTCACTGCCTACTGCTACGTCGCTTTGCACAAACAATCTAAGAATACTGTTGATAAAGTACTTTTCTTGTTCGGTAATTTTACCAGTTTTCCACTGTTCAACATCTTCTTGCAGTTTGGCTTCGCCCTCGTGCCAGTGCAGCTCTTCATGCAGTCTTGTAATTTCTACAAACTCAGGGTAGGCGGGAACGTAGGTTTTACTTGTTTCTAATAATGACATTTTTTATTCCTTTTATCCTTCGCAAGCAACACAAGTTTCTGACTCAGAAGATTCTTTCCAATCTTCTAGTTTAACTCGTTGCATTTTTTTAATTGTGTCAGCTGCTATTTTAGCACCTGTTTTAAAATAATACAAGCTCTTTAGACTACTACTACGAATAGCTTTTAGATGCACACTGTTGATGTAGGCGCGCTCGGTTCCGGGTAAGAAAAACAAGTTTAGACTTTGACTTTGGCAAATATACTGTTGACGAGCTTCTGCGTGTTCAATTAACCAATGCTGATCAATCTCCCACGCAGTCTTGAACACTTCTTTTTCTTCTGGCGATAATTCAACCAAATGTTGCACAGAACCGTTGTTTTTTTCAATGTTTTTCCATGTTTCTGGCGTATTAGTGCCGTATTTTTCTAGCACGGGTTCTAAGTAGCGATTACGCACTTGAAAAATGCCATTTCGTGTTTTTTGTGTGTATGCGTTACTGGCCATAGGCTCAATGCTAGGAGTAGTATTACATAGGATTGAACTATTGGCGTTAGGAGCAATAGCAAACAAATGACTATTTCGGCGCCCGGTACCAACCATGTCAGGGCTTTCTCCGCGCTCAGTAGCTAGACGCTTGGATTCAGCTACTGCTTCTTCGTGCATACGAGAAAAAATAATGTGATTCCATTGAGTAGCGCTACCAAACCCACCACCCTCAAAAGGAATGTTTTTGCTCATTAGAAAGTTGTGCCAACCCATTGCACCAATACCAAGGGCACGTTCTTGTTGAGCGCTAAAACGAGTTTTTTGTAGTTCAGCTGGACTCCAATCAATAAACCATTGGATAACATTATCTAAAAATCGTGTAAGTTTAGCAACTAGACCTGTGTCCTTCCATTCTTCATAACGTTCTAAATTAACGCTGCTAAGACAGCACACAGCAGTACGTTCAGAGTTGGTACTAAGGCTAATTTCACTGCAGTTATGAACCAATACATTGTTAGCAAAAAAACTTTCAGTTTCGGGTACTGTAATGTCGTATACTGGAGTTTTTTCAACTTTGATTCTAGTAATTTTTATCATAATATTCTTCCTTTTTTAAATCCATTTGGTATCTCTTCACTTTTAAAAATTCTTAAATTGGTTTCGCCGTTTGTAACCCACATATAGATTGACGATCGATCTCTAAGGGCAGATCTTTGTGCTTTTGATCTGTAATACGGATTAAATTTAATATTAGTGTCAAATTTTTTATTATACAAATCTACTAGGTTTTGTATGCTACCGTAACGGTTATTAATCCATACATGCGATATTTTTTTAAACTCAGTGATTGATTCTTTGATATTTTTTACAAACACATTCCTAACCAACATATCATCTTCGATTGCTCTTGTTATACACTCAAAAATTTTAGACTCTAACTCAGCAGTTAGGGGTTTATAGTTATTATTATTTTCTTTATGTTGTGATTTTTTATTACTTCTAGCTGATTCAGTAATTTTTTTACCCGATGAATGATGCACCCATTCTCCAGACTTTACTCGTGGATGATCCACAGGAACCGAACCAATTTTTTCTCTGGTAACAGCATCAACTACAGGCATTTTTCCTTTCCTTGCCTGAGAAATACTATCAATGCCTATTTTTCTTAGATATTCCATTTCTTCAAGAAAATTTTCGTCAACTTTTGATAATTCAACTTGCCTTATATGGTTATTACCTGCCTTAGTAAAGAAAAACTGTAAAGCTGAACCAGCAGAGTACTCATACCGAGTTCCTTTATATATTTCATAAAGATAATAATGAGCAAGGAGATGTTCTTTAAATGTTAACAAAATTTTATTATCTTTAGATTCAGGATTACCTTCAAGGTGCCCTTTTGGCCCAGTTCTTCTTCTATTTTTAAACATAAACTCTGGAACAATGTGATGTAATTCATAATATATCCCACAGTGTTTTTTTCTATCTTCTTGCCTTGCGAGTTGAATCATATTTTTATAAAGTTGCTTGTAATCCATTTTGGTTCCTTACTGTCTATTTTATTTACCAGTAAGGAACCAAATTTCATAACACCAAACTACTCCTCCAATAGCTCATCGCTTTCTACTAAATGTTGGGCTTCTACCCACCCACGATTTTTAGTAAAAATCTTATGTTCGGGAGTGCAGGTTATTTTTTTACCGCTAGGAGTTTCGATTTCGATAAGTTCTGTAACGTCTCCAGTTTTTCCAGCAGCAGTAATTTGTGCCCAATGCAGTTGCCCATCCTTGATGGTTTTAACATACACAGTATCATAATATCCTAGATCCCATTTTTCAATGAAATCTGCTAGTGGAAGTTTAACAACATTACCTGTTATTGGATGAACAGAAATTTCAATCAAAGTGTCGCCAGTTAAACACAGGTTACTGCCACGGTTGGTTAGTCCTAGTTTCTTTTGCGCTTCAGGTAGTGCAGCATTGGCATTGTCCTTGAGCCAAATATAAGGCTCGCCTGTGAGTTCGCGGGTTTCTAGAATGGTTTCCCATAGTTCACGGGCAGGTACGCTGTCGCGCACATCTCCACCATGAGGGCAACGTAGATCAAAAAGTTTGTTTTCGTTAACTGCTGTAATAAATTCTTTTGTGATGTTTACTGCGTTGTGTACACCTTTGCGGTTAGTAATTTTACGAGCTGTATCTCCGCCCGATGGAGTACGCATTTTAATAAATTCTAGTATGTCAGGATGATCAATGTCCATGTATACAGCACAACTGCCGCGGCGAGTCTTGCCTTGCCTATAATAGCCCATGATCCCGTCAATGGTTTTGATGTAGGGAATAGGGCCAGGTGCTTTGTCACTTACAGCACGAATGCCGTTGTGCAGTGCTGTCCCGCCACCTGCAACACTTAGTAGCGCTAGTTCGCTGCTGCTGGAAATTTGTCCAGAGATGGTGTCTTCAACATAACCTAAGAAGCAACTAATTGGCAATGCTTTGGGTTTTGCGCCTAACCAAGCACAACGGCGCGCCTCGCTATTTTCAGGTGCCCAAAATTCTTTACTGGTGTAGTCTACATTAGGATCCCACTGACCCTCAGGTGCATTTGATAAAATAGGACTAGAGTAGAAAAAATGATGCTGACTTGCTGCGTCATAAATGAATTGTGCCAGTTCTTTGTCGCCGTAACTGAATGCTATTGCCGCTCGTGCTATTGCTCGCTGTACCCCTTCTTTGCCATCTGAATAATACTTGTTTAGTAAATCTAAACCTTGTTCGGAAAATAATTCATCTCTAGTTACATCAATTTTTACCATTTTTACATCCTTTATAATTTTTCGAGGTACAGACACTCTGCTTAGAACTCAGCTAAGATTAAATTTTGTTTTTTTATGCTTTAGTTATTTCTCACGGAGAAATTTTTATGATTCGTTGAATATTTACTTTCAAGAATTGTTGATTGTATGAGTATTTTAAATTTTTTTGCATTTGATATATATCGTTTTTTAATATGATTACGATAAAAAGTAGCGGCACTGTGCAGACAATGTAGCATCAGCTGCCGGTGATAAATTAGTAGTTGTGTATTTAACTACCCACGAATTTGAAGCATTACTAAGAGCAACACTAAATGTAATACCAAGTGTTGCAGTTTCTGTATAGTCATCCTCAGAAATTCCGGCAGTACTGCGTAAGGTGCCGTTGCGAGTTTGTACCACAGAGCTAATGGTTCTAGTGATACTATAACTCATTTCAAAACTTTTTGTAATAACTGGAATTTCAATATCTAATGCAGTAACAGCAATGGTATTGTTATTCAGTGTTCTTACAATGCCAGATGAAGTAACTGTGCTACCATTGGCAGAAAAAGTTAGTAAACTGTTAGATCCTGCGGCACCTGGCTTATAATATACCCAAGCCACAAGAATTGCTTGTGCAGCAGTTCTGTCAAATATGTCGTTGCTAGAAATACAGTTGGTTCCGTTGAATCTAATGTTTTCAACCGCCGGGTTAGAAATACCGGTTTGTGTATTTCCAACATCTCTAAAGGTATTGCCTTGAGAGATTGCATTTTTACCAGTTTCTAATTGAATAGCATAACTGCTGATTTTGTCAAAATCGTTGTAAGTAAATTTATAGTAATAAGGCCCAATAATATTGTTAGCGTCTAGAGACAGACCTAGAACAATACCTTTATACAATTCACTGAATGTACAATTTTGAAAATTAACTGATTTGGTATCACTGTTGCTTAAAAAAGCATAAGGTAGTTTAGTAAAAATACAATTATCAAACAGCCAGTTATAAGAAGAAACTGTATTAGTTGTATTATTGCTTAGTACTACCGCCGAGCAACCAGTACCTACTACAGTAGGATTAGATAGTGCACCTCTAAATTTAACCCTAGAAAAAGAAATATTGTTTGAAGCAATAGCGTAAACAATACTTCTACTGTCTGTATGATAAAATGTCAAGTCTGAAATTGTTACAAACTGCGATAGTCCAGGTGTAACATTGTTGAGAACAGTCCCGTACAGATTGTCTACTTGTTGTAGCGAATCTGAAAACTTAGCAATATACTCTTGGGCGGAGTCAAATTGTTTAATAATAGTACTGTCTACACCATCTCCGATTATTGTGCAAAATGGAGGGATCTTTAAAACACCACCGGTAATTTTGTATACGCCAGCTGGAAAGTACAGTACACGTTTAACCTGCGGCACAGTTGCTACAGCAAGACAGTACAGTTGGTATAATGCGTTGTTTATTGCGTCAAGATCGTTAGTTACTCCATCACCAACGGCTCCAAACTTTTTAACAGAAATAAATCCATCATCCAATACAGACTGTAAGGATAAGAAAGTAGAAGACCCACCGGGGCCTGTAATCGGTACAACAGCCCCACCTATATCTAGAAGAGTGTAATTAGTATTAGCAAGAGCATCATTGAGGCCGGTTGCTGTTAATAACTCTGTATTACCTGTTTGTGGAGCCCCATCGGCGACAGTGCCATTACCAATATATAGTTGTTGTGTATCTACGCTCCACCCAAACTCACCTTTGGCTAGTTGTGGGAGGTCATCATTGAGTCCACTGCGTACTTGAATTCTACCAATAACATTAATAGCCATAATCTACAAATTCCAATTGTTAAACTATTTATGTATTTTTGAATAGTATTCTGAAACACGGTCTAGCCACCGCCCTTTCCACATTTCAAATTCGTTTCCACCAACTTCAAACTCCAAATACTCGGGCACTGATTCGTCGTTTACAGGTTTTACACACATGAGAATCACAGCATGATCTATATTGGTATTGTACATTTTATCGTGTGCTAGTGCATAAGCACTTAATTGCATAAAATAATCGTCAATCCACTCACGCTTTTTAACTTTGTTGCTTTGTTTAAAGTCAAGTATAGCAGGTTTTCCTTGCCATTGCCCTACACAATCAGTAGTTCCGGCATAAAGACCGCTGTAGTACAACGGAACTTCTGTTCCCCAAAATTCATCAACTTTGTGAAATGCTGCTTCTACAACAGCATGAGCCATAAGCCAACTAGGTTGTGCAAAAGGATTGCTGGGCACAGCACCAATTTCCCCGTTTTTAATATGCCTTTCTAAATAGGTGTGCATACGGGTGCCGCGATTAGCAGCTTCTGTAGTTATCTGTGTTGCTCGCTCGTGCCCTACACGATTGCGCCATTCTTGGAGAGATTTTTTCTGTTCTTCAGTTTTGGTGGCATCAAGTATGGTTGTAACTGAAGGCAGTTTGCTGCCATCTGGCGCGAGATACAATCTTTTACCGTCTTCTGTAGTTCTACCAAACTCGATATAGTTAAATTTTTTTGTTATCATTTAAAAATTGCCCAACTTTGTGGACAGCCTTGATCTACAGTATAACAAAAATTTTTGCCAAAAACAACGACTTTTTATTAAATTTTTACCGATTGCTGTGCCATTTTTGATACAATGTCTTGTTGATCGTTGGCATGAGTGGTAGAATCACTATCTTCTTTGCTGCCAAACGAAATAGTGTCTTTGTTGAAATTAACAATTTTGTTTTTCAACACAGGATTTTTTTCAACAAGATCTACAAAACTTTCGTAGTCTAAAGTAATACCAACATTGTTTGCTAGTTTTAGAAAGCTACGAGTTTTTATTTTAGGCGTAGCTTGTTTATTCTTATACCGACGGTCAATGGTAGTAATTAGTGCAAGCACTTGATTTTTGACGTCATCGGTAAAAATTTCAAACAATAACATTATCTACGAGCACGACCTAGTGGCTCAGTTCCACCTGTTTCAGCTGCTGATGCTGCAAAATTATCACCCGAATCAGGTGCAGGAGTACCCATATCTTCATCTCCTGCAACACCTGGTGTATTCATTTGCGGACCGGGCATAGACATATCAGTTTGAATTTGTTCGCCACTCAATGCCATTACACTTTGTTCAAGAGAATCTCTAACTGTTTCAAGTTGTGTACGCAATTCTTTAATCAAAGGATCTACAGAGTTTTTGTAAGCATCAGCTTCAGCAATACCAATTTGATCTCTAATAACACCAACTAATGCAGGCAGTTCCTCGTCGACAATTTTGCTGGCATCTTTAATCATTTTTTGCACAGCGTTGGTGATAGAATTTGCTGCTACTTTAGCTTCGGCTTCGCCAATTTCGCCTTCGACTAATGTGCGCTCTTTAACCCAAGCCGATAGACTTTCGCGCATGAGGATTAACTGGCAATACGCAGGTTCTTTTTCTGATACAAAATTCTTGTGCGAATGCTGAATGCTTTGAATACGTGACTCAACTAGTTTTAGCATAGAGCGAGCTCGCCCTACTGTCATTGCGCCTGAGTCAAATTTGTATCCATAACGGCTTTCTAATAGCTTGTTAAGTTTAACAAATTTTGGTTGATTAAACATGTCTTTAACTTCCATTTGCGTGTCCTGGTTTTATAATATATTTAGCCTGGGCGATATTTTTCTTCAGTTGATCTACTTTTGCAGTATATTGATTTTCATATTCTAGCAATTTAGCTACCATTATGTCTTTATTCGCTGGATTTGATGTAGATAACGCTCGTTTTTTAGTAATCTTTATTTTTTGAGCCAGTCGTCCTAATTCGTCATTAAGAAAACGCACAGTGTATGCTTCGTTCAATCTATTAGTTGACATTAAACAACAATATACTACTGCGGAAGAAACATTTAAAAACTGATACAACGCACCTGTTGAATCTTCAACAGTAGCAGTAGATGTCGCAACTTGGTATTTTGAAATTTTATAACGCTGATTATCAATCTTTTTTAAAACAGCAGAATTAAGTTCTTGGTCAAATAACTCTTTGTTTAAAAATTTTAATATTTTAGAGTGTAAGTTTTTTTCCATAAAAATCATAATGTGTTGTTATTTACACAATTATGATCCAAAATTTTTAAAACTTACATTATAAACTTCCACACCATGGTTAATACCACGGTTATCAGTCCGCCTATAATGGATACACCCCACGTAATTAGTTGGTTGTTTCGTTTTTCTTGCAGTTTGTTTATAGCGTCTTTGATTTCGCCAAACTTGCTTTCCATAGTAGTTTCGATCTGATCCATCTTTAAATCGATCTTTGCTTCAATGGTTGAAACACGAGAATCTAGACTATCAAGTTTATCGTGTAGGCTTTTGTAACGTTCAGCGCATAGCTCAACGTGAGCTTCAAGGCTTTTCTTTTCTATGTCTGTTGTATTACCAACCATTTAAATTCCTCTGCTATTTGTAAATTATAGCGCAATATCAAATATTTACGCTTGGTTATCAAAATGAATATATGTGTTTATAATTTCTCCTCGACACTCTAATATGGGTTGAGGAATTTTTGCTAATTCGTTTAAACCTAATATCATTGGTATACCGTGACAATCTGCTAGTAATAAGTTCAAATCTGAACCATACACATCTGCTGTTTCAACCCCAAAACGAAAATGCCATGCTTGCGTATTTTTAAATTTCTTCTTAGAAAACATATTGCACGATTCAATAATGTCAGGTGGGGAATCGATATAAATCTGTGCTCGCATACCTAGTGCTTGCTGTATTGTTTCCCAATTACGCTGCTGATTTCTTAATAATAATAAGGCTTTATGATTAGTTTCTGTGGGTTTCGGGTGTCGTATTGCGCCTGTTGCTGTAATGTCAAACAAAGTAAACACGTGATAATAATACATGTTTATATTTAACAGCAAGAATTTTCGGCCAAAGAAAAAGGCGGAACAAGTCCGCCCCTTCCCATCCCAAAAACTAATTAAGCGAAGCTAGTGCCGCTTAGACCATCATAAATGGTCCATGTTGATGTTAGACCATTGGCTGCGTCAGCGTCTGTTGCTAGAGCAGTTGCAATTGCTTGTGATGTGCCACTAACGTTAATAACGTTACCGGAAGGTAGACCTTCTACGACAAACATGCAGTTACCTGAAGCAGGAATGCCAACGATAGTGATTGTGCAAAACTTAGCCAATACACGAACAGCTTTTTCAAAGTTACTGTCGACGTTTGTGTAGCTGGTCTCTAGACCAGTTGCTGCACATTTAACAAACTTTAGATCGCGCCCTACGAGCTCAACTGCAGCCACGCTGCCATTTACTCTTGTTACTACTGCCATGATATTTTTCCTTTATAAATATGTGCCGTTAAGCACTAATAGTATTTATGCTGATTGTTAAAAATTTGGTTTTAACGCTAGTAAATCAATAGTTCTCATATGTGTGCTTAGATAGCGATTCATTGTAACCCAAAAATTTTTCTTAGCTGCTGCAGAATACTCGTTGTAGTATATGCTAATGCGTCTGAGCCCACGAATACCGGAAGAGTCTATTTTTAGCACATCTTCAAATTTTGTAAACAAGGTATAATCTTGTCTGGTATCTTCTCTTTCAGCAATAATATCATGTAACCAACGCTTAAAACCTAGTTCAGGAAACTGTTGATTTTTTAATGCACCAGCAGCAAGATTGTATAAATCTGTAGCAGAGCTCTTAACACTATCAAACTCGTTGTATCGTAAAGTTGATTGTGCGTAGCTTTTTGCCCCATTGGATTTTTCATATCTTAACGCATTAAGATATAAAAGCGCCACATAAAAATATTCTGCCAGCTGTCGAGGAGGAATAGTAGATATAGAACGTTCACTACGGAACATTCTACTTTCTACTAGTTCTGTAATTAGGTCTAATTTCATCTTGATCGCGCGCGGTTCAGCCTGCTAAACTCCAGTCGATCGATTAGTTTAACACGATTAAAATCGTGTCCAATGACCACAAAGCCCTCGGGGGCTGTTACACGATATCCACTGTCAGTTCTAACAAAATGCCCAATGTGATCAATAGTATTGAGCTTGGCTAGAATAGCCATTTTTAATTCTACTAGCCGCTTATATACAGCAAGAATGCCCAAGAAGGTATTCATGTTGTCGCTAATAAACTGCTCTGTAGCTGCCATTTGCTCACGTCGACGTGTAGCAGCAGCACTGGTTGGTCCAGAACGCATGTTAGCAATGTCGTCTTCTTGTTTGGTTTTATAAAAATTAACAAAGCCTTGTAGGAATGTAGTAGGACTGGTAATGTGTTCACCCGAATCAATACTGCGATTAATATAGTCTTTAATGTATTTGGCAAATTCTGTATTAGACAGTATTTGATCAAAACGCACAGGCCCAATTTTTGTTAATGTCTTAATAGTAGCCGCCAACATAGCTTCAATACGCTGATTTTCTTCTGGTGTCAGCGAAGCAATACCTGTATAATCCTTATAGTCCGAATCGTCAAACCATACACTAGGTGTATGAGTTAGTCCAGCAATAGCATTACCAGCAACAGGATTCATAGAAGGAACTGTGTCGCCTTCGTAGCGTGTATGAAATGCCATACCAATTTCTGCAGCAGTAATTTTATTGTACAGTGCCGAACCTACTGGTACAGCATAGGTAATAGTATTTGGGGTAAAGGTGATGTACTCCCTTCCGTCGATAGTTTCTGGTACTAAATCAGATTTAGTAAACATTAAGTCGCCTTTGATAACTCCTTGGATACCAATACGCGGGAGATATTTCAGCGCCACACGAAGTTTGTCGGCTAGTTCTGGTCTATCGCCATACCAATTTTGTATGTCGCTTTCACGCTTGACAATTTTAGGTACGCGGCCTGACATGCTGCGAGCAATAGCAACAAAGAATTTACCGTCTTCGGGATCGGTGCCGCACACAATAGCAGGACTTCCATCCCATTTTTCGCTAATGTTTTCAATTTGACCGCTGCCTTTTGCTAGCATTGCTCTTGTGCTTTCAATAAAGTCTAGCGCTTCTAGTGCGCCGGCATACTTTTTACTAAACAGCAGGTCTTCAACATAGGGTAAACCAAATTCGGCTCCGCTAGCACCTTCAACTAATAACCAATTTGGTATTTTTTTGTTAGATATTTGTGATAATTTCATGGTGTGCCGGTAGCTGGTGTTGCTGGTGCCGCTGCTGGTGCTTTTGGCGCACGTGGATTTTTAGCAGGTGGGTTTAACATATGAAGTCGATTTAATATTTGTATATCTTCCGGGCGAGTTATTGCAGTACCGTTATAACTCCATTGTCCTTGTGCGACCCCGGCTGCAGGGAATGTATAGGTATACGTGTGGCCTTGTGTATCAGTTATAGACGTCTTGGTTCTTCCTCGGATGGGTCGAGGGAAAGCATACCCAGTTTGCAACTGTGATTGGCTAGTCGCACGAGTAGCCTGGCCTTTGAGTATTTGAGAGTTAATATAAGAAGCAACAGATTTTGTATCTGTTTTTGTTAATGCAATACTAGGATTAGAGTCTTCGCCGTATTTTTGCTTAATCCATTTGTCAAGTATTTTTTTAAACTCTGCAGGGTTGTTGTTTGGTAATTTTTCTCCGCCTTGTTCGTAGCTGTTTACAAATTTTGTCCAGTCTGCTTGATAACGAGATATTTGAAAATTTGAAGAAATACCATGCGAAGGGCCAGCACCTAACGCACGGCCAACCAAAGTTTTAACTACCCCTCGAGGTTGAGCAGGGTCAAGCATTCCTCCAGATCGTTGCAGATAGTTTCCAAGACCCATACCGCCGGGTGCGGCTGCTTTTATAGCATCCCACGCATCTTCATTAATGACCTCATTTACTTTCATTTTGTCTCCGTATTTTCCTGATGGTATTAGATATTTTAGAAGGGTTTCGTACACGAATACTATTCAGGAATCTTTTTTCTAAATCTTCTGCTACCTCAGGATCATAATTTTCATGAATCATGTCCAGTAAATTGATTGCACTAGTGATAATATTATTGGCTCTTGACTCAAGAATACTTTCCCTGTCAGAGGCTTTTCTAGCGGCTAAAACCGCATCAAGTTCGTCTAAAATCGATCTGGAAACCAAGTTACTTACCCCAAAGGACTATATTTTATTTATCCGTACCAGCTCTCAATTGATTCAACATATTAGCTAACGAAGCGCTCTGTGCTTCAGCAGTAATCTTTGGTTGTTCCGCTGCAGCAGGTTTAGTTACTGCACCCGGTTTTATGTTAACTATTGGTTTGAGATTTTTAAGAACACTATCTACTGGACTTTCATTTTTTAGTTGCGATAGTTCGCTTTCGCTTAGATTAATAATTCTCAGCGTATCAATATCATAACCTAAATCAATCTTCTGTCCAACACCGCTACTGCTGCGAGTTTTCATTGCTTGTATCTGATATCGCCCACGTTCGCGCATGGCTCTACTAGTAAAGATGCCAAACACATTGTCTGCTGTAAAAATCTTACTAATGCCACCAGCAATGTGACTGTGATCAAATTCGATTTCTTCTGTCGCGCCTCGATTAAGTTGCGAACCTGTTACTACCACAGTTCTTGTCTCTTCAGCTAAGTTACGCAATTCTTCGCTTACATACTTGTCTTTGATAAAAGTATTAGTAGGGTCAATTTTAACACTGGCTGGCATCATCAAGTCCAAGTAATCAATAATGATAAAATCAGGTTTAAAACCTTGCTGAATACTTAATTCGCGCACATAACTTTTAAATGCGTTTACTGTGCTTTGTGCAGGAAAATATTTAACTCTAAACTCGCCTGCTCTTCTAGCTGCTAATTTGACTTTTAGTTCAACATCGTCTATTTCACGAAAAATATTTTTATTAGCAATGCCTGTGATCATGCTGTCAGCACGTTGGCAGCACAAGTTTTCACTAAGCTCTAGTGTTAGATAAACTCCCGACAATCCAGCCAATACCCAATTAATAGCTAAATTCATCATGATTAGACTTTTACCCGAGCCAGATCCACCACTAAAAATATTCAGCTCGCCTTTTTTCATTCCACCGTAGAGAATTTGATCTAAGCTAGCCCAGCCAGTGCTAATTTGTCCATTGTTTTGTTTCAATGCCAGTAACCGTTGCTTAGGATCAGCAAAGTAATTTGTACCCATGTCTTTGGTTAAACTAATTTGTACTGCGTCTTTGATTAGTTTTTCTACAGGTTCAAAATCTCCTTTGCCAATGAGATCAGCGGCCGACAGTATTGCTCGCTCAAGTTCTTTTTGTTTGGTAAATTTTTCAAACTCATCTAAAAACCAATCATCATGCTCCGACTTAATGTCAGCAACTAATGTTAACGCAGTACCTGTTACTGCGTGTATTTGTTTTAAGTCTGGTAATGTTTTGTATTGGTCAGCGTGATCTTTTATGAACTTAGCTGCCGAACGTAGGTTACGGTCAAAATTTTCAAAATTATAAATGTTTTGAACACGCACATAATTCTCTGCATTACTGAGCATGAATTCTAAAAACAATTTTTGTACTTCTGAATTATAATCTGTCATTTAAATCTTAGTTGAAATTTTTTGGCCAATAACCGAATTTTTGTTGGGTTTGATTCACTGTGCTCTAAGATGTCTTTTAGCACATAAACGCGCCCGTATTTTATCACAGCTTCATTGATGTCCTTACAAGTTTCTAAGAAATTAGGAAAGGAAACTGCAAATTCATACTCTAGTGCTGAATTAATTAGTTTACTGCCTGCTGCATCACCATCAGGCACCACAATAGTTTTTTTATGTAAGTCGTGTATCAGCTGAGCCTGTGTATTACTTATGGCATTATGCATGACCGCTACACAATCTATACTCATTGCATCAAACGGCCCTTCTGCAACCACTACTACCTTTCTATCATAGTGTTGTCTGTCCAAATTAAATACCACGTTTCCTGCATCAGCTTGCATGTAGTATTTGAGTTTATTAGCCCTAATTGCTCTTGCAGTAAATCCTACTACTTCTCGCCTATAGTAAAAAGGTACAATCACTCTGTTGCCGAGATCAAATGTACGATCTGGGCTCCAATAAAAATCGTAGCGATCAATGTCTATTGCCCTATCAATTAAATAATTTTTTACAGCGGTGTCATTGCACTCATTGATGTGCACAGCAGTTTGCGGTAGCTTATACCGCTTAATATCAACAACTCGTTTAGCTAACTCTTCTTGTATTACAGCATCGTTGCGTTGATCTAAACACCATAAAGTAAGAGCAGATATTATGTTTGATTCAACTCCTAGCCAGGATAACCATTTTTTAAATTTAAACCCTAGTAATTGCCCTGGGCGCCAGGCTGTGCTAAAACCACAATTAAAACAATTAACGCCAATGGTTCCGTCAAGACTAAATTTTACACCGCCGCGTCCACGTTGATCACGAGATTCACCACGGTGATAACAGCATACTGCGTCATGACTTAGCCATTCGCTTGAGGATTTGATTCGAGGTAAGTGTATGCGAATAACTTGTTCAATGCTTTGCATTCAACAATTATACACTATTTTGTTGGAAAAATCAAGAAGTATAAAGAATCTTGGTAATCGATCCACCGGTAGTGGTAACCATTACCCTTACCCATTTGTATGCTGCTGTATAGTTGTAAAGTACGTTATTGGTGACAGCAACTATTGTTAAGGTATCAAAAGTAAACCAACTGTTGATAGATGAAGGTTGTAGGTCCAAACTGGCTTGTAACCTTACAGTACCATTGAAGTTATTGTAATTGAATTGAAATGTGTGTAGTGTACTGTTGCTGGCCACGTAATTACTGGTAGTACCTGTTAAGGTCAGTGTTTCTGGGGGCACAGCAATTTGTTGGCGTAACGCTACTTCAATCTCACCTACTATAGAGTAATTATCATCGCTGTAGACCACAATGTCGTTGCCGGAGCTGTTGGTAGCAGTGATAGCGTAGTTATAGAGACCCGGTGAGAAACTATCTAAAATAGAATTAATAGTTAATATTACACTGGTTACAGCGGTGTTGCCCGAAGGGATAGTTACTGCTGTGGTTTGTGCTGGACTAGTACGGTTTTTAAAAATCGAAAACTCTACTGTATAACCAGAAAAATTTACACTTTTTTGATCGTTGTCCTTAAATAATAGTTTAACTTTATTGTCTGCAAACTTATACAGTTTTATTCTATTGGCATACACGATAGGGTACCTTGTTGTAACTGACTCTTCAGTAATTACTTGACATTCAAGTAAAATTGGATATAAATAGCAAGCAAGCGATTGCATAGGATTTCCGTTATTACATATTTATGGCACCAGAAGAAAGAAAAAATCTCTTAGACCAATGTCCTTTTTTAACCTATCTGTCTTATGTTAATCGAGAATATTTAGGAATAATACAAAACCGAGACGAGTCAATAACATCATTTTATGATTTTGAAAGTGTATCTGCCGATCAAAGGCTAAAGTTTTTAGAGCTTGGGGACATGTGGTGGTGGACCAGCAACAGACAAATACCAATTAATTTGTTTCTCAAATCCGATTGGTATATATTTAAGCCTACATTGAAAAATCTCAACAGTAAAAATGTTGAAATAATACAAGGACCTTATGTAAGTCTCAAAGAAATTAGCTTACAAAAGAGTAAACGGCGTAGTGTTTTCCTTGTTCGAAAAATCTAATAAATTCATGTTAACCAGCACTAGGTGGGCGTAAGAAATTCCGTGAGCCTGCTTAAACGCATAAGTACCATCGCTGGATTTTTCCCACACTGTTTTAGCTACTTGTTTCCAAGGCAATCCTATTAAATGTCTTTTAGCAGGTCTAATAATTGCTAAAAACATTGCCAACTTAACCACGCTGTCGATAGGCTCAGGCATTCTTTTCATAGTGCTGTAATGCTTACCAATGTGTATTAACTGACCAAAGAATGTAGGGTCTTGTAATCTACTCCAATCTGGCTCTTGCGACATTAGTTGATCCAACTGTTCGGGGCTGGTAATTTGTTTGTATAAGCCCACATTCAATAAATCAATTTTAACGTATCCTAAATTTTCTGCTGTGATGTAATCAATCGCTGCTGTATTGCTTAGTGAATTAACAGGCATATCATTGACATATACACCACTAACGTGCTTGGATAATTTACCTTCTCGCATTATTGCTGCGGGTATGTATTTTATTTTTGACAGTACTTGGTCTCGGTCTCCAAAATCTAAATCAATATCCATTATACCTTTCCGTTATCACAAATTTCTTTTACAAATTCAGTATCTTCATTAAGGTTACTGAACCTACTGGTCCACCAAATTGGATCGATAAAATTAAAAATTAATCCCAACTGCTCTTCGTTGATTTTAGTTAAAAACTCTTTACCGCCATGGCTTTGATATATTACCCACGGGCTAATGCGACCATTGATAATGTCTTTGACTACATAAGCAGTGGTAGTTTTTAAAAAATAACAATTAAAGTCAGTATTGTGTTCTTCTGCCCATGCCGTCATGCTTTTTATGCTGCGTTCTAGAGCCTTCGTGGCTGACTCGTGTTTGATATAGTTCACCAACCAAGCTGTATAGTGTTGATCTTTGCACCAATGATCTAGCTTGATTTTAGAGTTAATGATGTATTCACTGTATTCTTCTACATTAACACATTGTATTTGTATTAGGTATTGCCCAAATTTTACAAAAGCCGAATAGAATGGGCTAGCAGCAAATTCTTCATAAGTCAGTGTTTTTTTGTTTGTGTTGCGTTGAATAAAACGCACCCAGATTCTATAACCAAACTGTACACCAGTTTCATTGCGTTGTCGGTCTCGTCGTGCAGGTTCGCACAGATGAACAGCCAATGTTCGTTCTGATACAAATCCTTTATCACAATATTTACATTTAACCAAGTTTGTCAATTTCTCGATCTTGATAACCAAGACTAGCGGCGTAGTCTTTAATATCCTTTTCACTGCTAAGGGTGACTAGTATTTCTAGTTCTTGGTCATTAATATTAGGGAATTCTTTTCTTAAAAAGTTACCAATTTTACCGTATGATTTTTTAGCACCCAGTGGTGGCATCCATTTATGCTTCATTGCTCCGAACCCAGGGCTGATAGTAGTTAACAACAACCATTGCAGTTTTGGATGATTTTTCAAATCAAAAAAATGTGGGTTCGCTTTACGATTAGTTGCTTCTAGTACATAGTTGGCTAGTTCAGGTACTGCTGGATTTTCTACAGTACTAGCATATCTTAATGCCAAGAATGGACTAAAAGCCTGCTGTTCTTCTTCGGATAGGTTATCGTAAAAGTTTCTATCTTTGGCGTCTAACGCAGATAACAAACGATGCAATTCTATTTTAGGTTTTGACATTACCAAATTTTTCCAAAGTCAACTACTTCACTTTGCCTACTTAGCTCTTTGACCAAGTAGATGCAAGGCGGATTAGGTTCGTCGTTTAATGGCACACTTAGCATCTGTCCAGGTTTGAGTTTAGGCGCATACCATTTGATATCTTGATAGATATCAACTACGTCAATAACCTTAAACTCGGGACGAAAACTAGTTAACGCATTAAACACAAAGGCACTGAATCCTCGATCGTTTAGTGATGTTACAGGAATAACCTCTAGGTCGCCAAATTCTGCTTCACCAATTAGTATTTGCCAATCTACTGGAACACTAATTTCATTGCCCCAAATTTTTAACACCAATGCAGGACTGTTAAAACTTTCCATGAAAATTAATGGAATAAAAAAATGATCAGGCTCTCGTGGATTACTATTATCCAACACACAAAATCGTAATTCGTCAATTTCGTCAGGTATATTTGACATTGAAAATGGCAAATTGTCTAAAGTTAAGATTTTCAGAATTGTTCTCCTTAAATGATTATTTCCATTCTACCTTTTCTTGGGAAAACGGATATTTTGATTCTGTATAGTAGGCTTTTCTTTTGGCCAAATGTCTTTTTGAAAATTTACAACTGCTGGTAATATCATATATATTAACCATATCTTTGTCGTGTGCTTTTCTTACACCACGCCCAATACTTTGTATAACACGAGTAAAACTTTTGCCAGACTCTAGCAGTACCAAGTTGAATACCCGCGGTATATTAACACCAGTTGATGTTAGCCCGTAAGTTGAGATAAGTATCTTGTCGTCACTTACATGAATCTCGTCGTATTCAGATTTTCTATCTTTGCTTTTGGTAATGCCGCTAATAAAAGCCGACTCAGGAATTAACCTAGCCAATTCTTCACCACATGCTACACGATCAACCAGTACCAGTGTATTCCCAGAGTCACGTAGAGAAGCAATAAAACCGGCCAAAAATTCTAACCTAGCACTGTCTGTGACCAAGTACTTGAGTTCACTTTGATAATCTTTGAACTCTCTGTAGTCTTGTAACTGCTTAACATGAACGTGACAGTTAGCTAACACTCCTTGCTCTTGCAACTCGTGTGCTGTTAATTTACCTACTACTTCGCCAATAGAAATCTTTAATGCAAAAAATTCAAAATGCTCTTTAGGGATAGTGCCTGTTAGGCCCCAACGTATAGGAATACCTGCCATAGGGCCTGTTAGCAGTCCTTTAAGCGCCTCCCCTTTAAT